CCATTACTATTATAATACCAATTATTTCCATTAGTGCCAAGATCAATGTTGGCATTGACCGTGTTGGTTATGGTGTTTCCAGTAAAATTATAATTGCCAATCACTGCTGTGCTGGTACTAATGTTATAGACCATTGCATAGATTGTTGAACTACTTGTCAATGGGTCTAAGTAGAATTGAACATTACCACTGTTATCAAATAATTGAATTAACTGTTCAGCATTGGTTGGTAATGCCGCATATGAACCACCATAAAGACCAGCTAAGTTTGTTGAATAGGTAGTAGCAGTAAAACTCGTGTTGGTACTAGCCATGTAAAGGGTACTTACATTACTAGCTGTTACCGTATAACTGGTTGAGGTGTTCCCATATAATGATGGCATTGTTTAATCCTTACTTGGCTGTATAGCGACGATCTTTGCGTGGTTGGAAAATACTTGTTAAACGAGTATGACCGCCACTCCATTTACCTTTTGAGTTTTGATCTTCAATAATATTCATTGACTCTTCAAACTTTGCCTTATATATTTGAGCATCTTCTGCACTCTTACGCTTTATATAATAGCAATGTAAAGTAGAATAAACATAGCCTTCTGGGAAACTTTGTAATACACCGTTGGTCTGAACTTCGTGTCCACTGGTATCAATTGAGAATAAGAATGGCCAAGCACGATAATAATACATATTGACCAAATCACCTTGACTTAATCCAGGTAGGAATTGATACTGTTGTCCTACTTCACTAAATTTGCCACGATATACTGACGGGATATTAATGGGCTTTAGATAAAGTGCTTCAACAAGACTTTCTGTAATAATATCACGATCACCAATACGATCATAAACAATCCAAGGACCCATTTGATTACTACCACTTGAACCTTGCACGCCACCCATCTTAAAGAATAAGATTGGCTTTAACATATCACCTGGAATATCAACCAGTCCATATTCATTTGCCACTGCTTGGAATTGAGCACTATATGGATTGCTACGCTGAATAGGTAACTCTAAGTTACGCATCATCATTTCACCCATAAAAATACATTCTCTTATTTCTGCATCATTGGTACTACCTGTAAATTGTTTGACGAACAATACTAGTTCATCTGCATTTGCAATCTGGCTCATTGGTTATCGTCCTTGGAAGAATTTTTGTTCACCTACTTTGGCAGGGTATGACACCTCAACAGGTATTGGCAGCTTACCGCCTGGATAGCAAACAAATTGTGGATACTCTTGTTCTACAACACGATAAAATTGTGCTTTAAGTGTTCTATCACGCTTGATAGTGCTCCAGCGCATACCACCAAAGTAGTCATCACTGATACGCTGTTCAACAACACTAGGTAAGTCCATCCAACGATGTGCTAATTTGCCATCATCTGTTAAAGGTGCTAGTGGATCTGGAACTCCTGCTTCTGCTGCCACACGGTAACGAGCACAACGCTCTACCACTGCTTGATAATTTAACTGTTCGCGGCGGATATAAAATGTTCCATCTTCGCGCCCAGTTGTTGTTATAATATTACCACTTTTATTTGTGGCTGTTCTAGTCCAATTGCCCTTCATTTTATTATAAAGGTCGTTATTTCTTAACAACGCATCTGCTAGGCCGTTGTGACTATCAATAATGCCACCATTATCTCTGCGGGTATAATCCAAATTGGTTTCTGGATTTGAATCATCCAACATGCTAGCGTTTGGGTTATTAAGGCTGTATTCTTCATCAGGTGTCATCTTAGTTCAATTCCTTTGCTTTTATTTATATTATTTCGTGAATAGGCTTTGGTAATGCTACTTACAAACAACAAAAGGGCCAAAGGCCCTTTTGTTTTAAGTTCAATCTAATTGTTTAGATTAGAATGATCCACCACCAAATTGATTCAAACGAACAACTGTTGTGGCTGCACGAAGTGGACCAGCACCATAAGAATTTAAGCTAGGAGCGGCTGCACTTGCGCTAATATCATGCAATGTTGCAACACCAGCTGGATTACGAACAATCAATGTACCTTCCATAATGAACTGATCTAAACTTGCATCAGCATTACTGAAAATCTCATTGTTTGGACCTAGATCACGCAAGCTACCCCATTGTAACACTTCTTCGTTTATGAAGTAAATGTTGTTAGGAACATATTGATCCATAATCCAAGAGTCATAAATTTCGTAGGTGTAATTAAAATCACCTTCGTATGTCTGGATTGTATCGCCACGCTCTGAATTTACACGGTTGATACCACGGCTTGTAGGCATGTTATCACTTAGGTGTGTGCGTAGGCTTGTTGGAGCAACTACTGTACGGATCTTAGCGTTGAAACGCTTTTCAGCCATAGTAACTAACTGCTTGTAAATCGCTGGGTAAAACTGTGTGTTAACTTCATCGCTAGCTGCATAGTAGCAACTACCTAGATAAGCACCGCCGTTACCACCAACTACGATACCACTTTGTGTACTAACTACATCAGAAGTTTCGTTGTTAACATAGGTAACAAATGTACTAGTGTTAGCTGCTGTGTTGTTGAAACTGTGTGTTGCGGCGAAAGAGTTCAAAGAACCAAAACGACGACCAGTTTGTGCAGGACCACTAACTCCACCTGCTGTACCACTTTGGCCACCGTATTTGGTACCAATTTGGTCTGCACGGACTAATTGTGCTTCCACATCAAACATCAATTCAATCAATTGCTTGACTTCTTGATATGCTTGTGGATCTCCGCCTGACAGTTCAACTGCACGAGCAGAACCAGTAGCAGAAATAACTGTACTGAAAATCTGTGTGTAGTTACCTAAGTTAGCACGCTGGTTGCTTTCAGCCATAGAACTTGCAACAGCCATACCTTCTTGGTTTGCTTGTGTAGCAGGTTGACGATACACATCGTTTGTCCATAAAGGTAATGTTGAAACAACTTTACGCTTTTTGGCCATAGCCATGTTTAATACTGGGGTGTCATCTTTGACACGGTTGGACACATCCAAGTCCAAATCTTTAACAACGATATCCGAAGCGTATGCTGTAGTACCGTTACCAATAGCGGATGTAGTAATTTGTGACATAATTTTTCCTTTTAGTAATGTCTAATTTTTATCTGCGTCCTCGCATAGCATTTAACTTTGCGACTAACAAATTATCCTGGGCCTTTTTATCGCCCTTACTGGCTTGTTCCTGAAGTTGCTGTAAATTAACTTGACCCTGTGTTTTAGCATTTGCTATTCCATTTGACTTTTTATTTGTCAATGCGGCAATGCTACTACCTGCGGACTTTGTTGACGGCTTTTCTCTGTATTTCAAACCATCTCTAACTAGACTTAACAAACTTTCATCTGCACTAATTAGATCAATGTTATTAATACCTGGCACTAATTGTCCATTTGCGTCTTTCCATATCTTACTAACCTTTTCACGAATCTCATTAAACACATATTGATTTTTCAGATCTTTATCCTGAAAATTCTGACGCTGTTTTTCCAACGCCTGACCAACTTGCTGACTTCTAATCTGGTAAAATTGATCTACCGCAGGTTTCATTTGCTGAATAGTAGTTGCTTGTTGCTGTATCCACCTTTCATTCTGTTGCATGTTTGCTTGGATGCGTGTCATTGATGTCACATCACCCCTGGCTTGCGCCTGTGCATACTGCTGTTGAAATGTAGTTTGATACCCTTGTGTTTTTATAATTTCATCATAGGCTTTCTGAATCTGCGGACGAACTGTGAACTCAAGTGCTAAAGTTAAACCTTCTGCCTCAGCCTTTTTAGTGTTGAGGTATTCATCAAACTCTGCTTTTTGAATCTTTAATTCTCTTGCTTCTTCATGGATTGCTCCACCTTGACCTAATATAGCGGCTGCTCGCTTGGCGTCAATAACCATTTCTTTACCATTTCGCATGAACTTAAACTTAGCGTTTGGGTTCTCATTTGCAAAATCTAAAAAATCAATTATATCACCTGATGTAGAATCTTGGGTGCTTACCTCTTCAGGGGCTTGTCCATCTTCTAGAGCTACCTCACCATCTTCAGTTTCAGATAGTTCAACTTCTGGTTCTACGCTTTGGGTATTGCTACCGTCTGGCACCACAGGGGCCTCAGATTTTGCCGTCTCTGAAGAACCTGTCTCAGTTTCATTGGTTGCTGGCAATTGGTTACGCATGGCGGCCATCTTTTGAGCAATTGAGTCCAACGAAGGAACTGCATTTTGAGTAGAGACCGTGTCAGCGACATTAGGCGTACTCACTACTTGTTCTGTAGTCATTTAAATATCCTTAATTTTCAGTGGGGGCGTTTTGAAGGCTTACCGCACGATTTTTATAATAGACAGCCCTTTGGAGGCTGGCTACAAACTTATCAACACCAGCGATCATATGGGCAAGGGCTACTCGCTTACAATTGTCATCTGGTGTATGTCCGTTGATACCGCTTAGTTCATCTGTAATGTCAAACTTAAAGTGATGGACAAATAAAGCAAAATCTTTATTTGCTAGCAGGTTCTCTGCTCCACTACCATAAACTTTGACAGCATCCAGTTGTCCTGGCGACATCGTCTTAATTTTATTTATATCTATTCTAGGCTTTTGGTTAAATGCCTGGGTCAATTCATCATCAATGATCATTTCATTCCTAATTTAATATTAATAGTTTGTAGCCTTATGTTGTTTCATAAGTGCAATGGCATCTAACTGCTTACCAGCACTAGTTCCGCTAACATCAGCATTGTCTTTATTAGCCTGTGCTAATACTTTAGCAGAGTCAGGATGTTGTCCTTGTATCTTGCTCATAATTTCTTGTGTGCGAGCATTATCAAGATCTGCTTGTGCTTTTGCTTGACCTGCTTGTGCTTGTGCTTTAATTTCTTCTGGACTTGGCTGCTTTTGACTTGCGGCTTGTTGAACTTGTTTGACCATAGCCATAACTTCTTCTTCAGTTAACAAATAAGTATCTGCTTGTTTAACTCCTAATGTATACATCATGTCTTCATAAGGTCTGCGCATCTTTTTAAATGACTCAGGAGTAATAGCATTCATTTGAACTGCTTGTGCTACTTCCTGTATCAGTCCTGTTTGTGCTGCTTTGATTGCTTGAATACGCTGTAATGCATTTTCTTCACTTGCCATTCCCACAGCTAGATCAATGTGAATAATTTTACGCTCACAAAAATCCATTTCATCATAACTTTGTCCATCTAAGAATATGGGTTCTTTATCTGGATTGTATTGTTGTGCTAATTTCTTAACACCATAGTCATCACTGTATTGAATCAATGTGCGCCATACTAACCATAAAGCATCTTCAAGTCCTTGGGCACAGTTCTTAACAATGTTATCTTGTATAAGTTGATTAGGTCCCATGGCCAATTGTAGTTTAGCGCCACTATTACCTGGACTCATAACTTCTGGAGTGAATGTATCTGTAGGAGTGGTCATACCAACAAGGCCCATAATGTCTTGTTGTAAACGGCTCATGGCAACTTCAATAAAGGACAAGTTGCCACTTGGTGGAGGCATTGGATATACATCCGTTGCTGGATCAAACTTGCTATCTAAAATAAAGATGGCAGCTTCACCGTCTTGAATCATTTCAAAGTCTACACGATCAGGTTTAACGCCAATGCGTGGTGTGGCTGTTAATAAGCCTAATTGTATTTCAGCACGGTGAGCAGCTGTCATATATTCCTGTGCAGGAACTAGCGATTCAGCTAGACTCATTCCGTAAAAGTTTTGTGGCAATGGGCGTGGGCACATGTTGGCCACTGGAATAAATTCTACTTCACGGGCACTGATAATGTATGTTCCAGAATAGATAATTTCCACTAGTTCCAATTCACCATCACCATCAATATCATAACGATTCCAAACTGTTAATACTGTAACTTGGCGAGCTGTAGGATCCTGGGCTGCATAACCTGTGCTGGGTAGTCCATTAATAGGAACTGAATCACGAGCGTGAATAGCAAGGTTATTAAGAAGAGATCCAGCTTGATATGCACCAACATTAGAATATTCTGCAAACATCATAAACTTCTCTAGATCTAAATCAGCATATCTTTCAGTTGCTTCTTGAATACTCATTGGATCGTAAAAGCCACAGAAGTCTTGATCTTGTATGTTAATAATTGTAGGATTGCACATCCAATAGTGTTGTGCAATTGGGCGGAAACGAATGTTTAGGTTGTAACCAGTTAGTTTATATTCTGCATCATAAACTGTATTGCGATTAACTGCATCTTGAAATGCTGCATCTGCGCCCTCAGTAACTACATCATCTCCTGGATTTAGTAATTTACTGGTTAGGGCGGTTTCATCATTCTCACTGGCTAATTTTAAGCGTTGTAGAATGTTGTCTTTAATAAGTTGTTTGCGTTCTTCAGTAGCACCTTGAGTCCACTGTTGTGTTTCTTTCATTACTTGTTCTAAGTTAACTGAAGTCTTACGCTTGGCTGTACGAAGAACAGTTAATCCTGCATCACCAGCTTGTGCTTCAAATGCTTGTAATTGATCTGCTGTTCCTTTAGTCTTTACATATCGTGTAATCTGTTCACGATCAGGACTAATCATCATTTCGCCATTTTTGTGTAGAAGTGCATCCATGATCCAATGTTGTAAAATAAAATGTGGATCATTGTTTTGATTGACAAGTTTGTGCACCATTTCAGTAGCTTGACGAGCAGCCGCTGTATCATCTTCATTATCAGGAACAAACTCAAAGTTGATCTCACCATTTTGCATTAGGCCTTTACTAATAACAGCAGTAGAATAATCTACCATAGGTTTAACAACAGGATGGATGTAATCAATACCGTTGACTGGTTCAGTTGATTGTGTAACTGCTAGATTCAGGTAATGATAGTCACTTGCACGATTGATATTGTTCTTGGTTGCTAATAAGCGTAGGTTGGCAGCACACTTCGTATCAAGTAGGCCCTTTAGACGAATGAAACGCTCCATGCGTCCTGTTGGGTTGTATATTTCTGTTGTAACAAAATGACTTTTATCAAACATTGTTGAATTCCTAAATAGTTACTTTTATTTATATATTTCTACGATAAGATGTAGATTACCTTAATTAACAGGATCAAAGGTCTTTTTCCAACCTGGTTTACTTGTTTCTTTACGGGCCTTGATGCTTTCAGCTATTGCTCTAAATTCTGCCATACGCTGTTGTGAATTCTTTCCGTCATAAGGTTCTGACCATCTATTCAATGCTCCAAGTAGTGCATAGCGAGCAGAGTCAATACAATCATCTGGGTCACTGAAGCGTCCTCTTTCGTCCACAAAATAGTTCTTTGCTTCACGCAGGAATTCTACACAGTTTTCATTTACATGAAATGTACCTAGTTCTAACATTTGACGCATTGTATTGACACCAAATGATTTATGATTAGTAATCTTACCTTCTGAGTCAGGTGGGTTCATGGCAGGATGC